CGATAAAGCATAACTTTACCTTCATTCTGCGGATTAGACGGATCATGAACAACATATATGTTGGAAACATGACGTAATCTACGTTTCTGTTTACGAGCTATATCTTTATCAGATTCAACACCCGAATTCCACAATGAAGTATTAAATTCACATGCCGGACATTTTTTATTGATAGATGTCAAACAATTCTCAATAAACCAACCGCCAGAACCTTGAAACCCGTGATCCCAATATTTAATCCAAGGAACTGTCTCTCCTTCAGATTGTGGAAGAAAACGAACTACAGCAAATCCGTTACCACCTTTATCTCTTTCAGGATACCAGAATCTATCATCCTGAAATGATTGTGTTTCATTTTGTGAACTTTCAACTGCCTTACGAACTGTATCCATCATAGATTTACGATCTTTCTTCATATTTGCAAATGTAGACATAGTATTACCTCAATATTTCTAATATTTTTTCTTTATATTGTTTAATATTACCAAAATCTATAAAATGACTATATCGAATTAATAAATTATAGATTTCAGGCCAGACATATTCGTCTTTAATAAAATTTCTCCAGTCCTCTAAATAATTGGTTAATCGATCCAAGATAAGCATTGTTTCTAACGAAAAATCACCCTTTAAATGATTTTTCAATAAAATAGGATGCTTTCCATCTTCGACTACAAAAAAAGAATTAAACGAGTTATCAGAATCTACCAAACCCTGAACTTCATTCACAACATGATAGGATAATCGTTCTAACTTTGCTTTCCAATTAGAATAAACTGAAAAACCTTCTTCTTGATTAATAACTGCACCATCTTGTTGACCATAAACAAAATTAGAAACAAAATAACCCAATAACTGATCAGGTGAATATGATTCTGACAGTTTCTCAAAATAATAACGATCCTTCCGCTTAGTCAATGCTTCAGGACTAACCTTAACACCACCCTTCGCTTTCACATAATTAAATTTTTTATCGGAAAAATGCAATTTCACACCAAGATACATTCTATAAACTTGTATTGGTTGTGTTTTAATCATACCGGTAATGTATTTACTTTATTAGATAAAAAATTTCGTTCTCGGGCTTCCAACTCCAATTTAGCTTTCAATGTATTATCAATTAATTTTTTTAAAATATTGTAATCAATTTCATGTTCATCACAATAAAACATTACTGCATCTATATATGAAGTATCTTCTTCCTGCACTAATTGTTCTATCTCCATACTAAATGTTTCCTTGTTATTAAATAAGGAAGCTATTTCATTCATATTCCCTCTTTGATTATGGGTATATTATAACATATAATATACCCATTTGTCAAGGTTAATTTAAAAATCGTGAGATGTATCAACTGATAAGCTAAGACCACCAAGTCCGCCCACATCATAACCACTACGACCATTATCACCATTACTAACAAAAGCATTAAATTTCTCAGCAACTTCTAGTATTTCTTCTGCTGTAGGTGCACCTGCTTGTTCAGGTAAAGGATGTGTTTCAGCATATGCTCCACTAGATCCTTTTTCCCAATCTGCAACCTGTGCCGCCCAAATATTATCCAACTCTTGTTGTTTTTGACCATATTGAAATTCCAATAGGTCTTTAGCTTGTTTAATCAATTCCAAACGAATTTGATATGGTGTAGAACTTCCTGTATAACTCATAATATATTCTCCTATGTGTGTGTGTAATTATTGCCGTCTTCCTCGACGACCTCCTCGGGATCCACTACCCCGTTGAGCCCTAAATTCTTCTATCATCTTCTGACGATCTTCTGGAGAAGCATTTTGCCATTGGTTTCTCATACCGGAGACATTTTGATTCGATCTAGAACCTCCTCTAGACCTTCTTCTCTGAACAGATCGTTGATTTTGTCCAATAGTTTCTGATTGACCACTTTCTGAACCCGAAGTTTGTACTCCAGATCCTTGATTTCCTTTTCTAGTCGTTCTACTTTTTTTTCCAGTTGTCCCTGATAGGAAAACCATCCTACTTGACTCATAATTTTCTCCATTTTTCATAATTATTTTATTAGATTTAATTGAAAGAATTTCTATTTGATTAATCAAATCACCTTTACGAACTATTCGTAATCTATTTCTCTGATTACGAATAATAGCATAGGTATAATCATCCTTAGTATCAATTGTAGCTACTAAATAAAATTTTGGAGTATTATCTGGTCTAGTCCAACCTAATGGACGAAAGAGATTATTATCTGTTATAACATTATAGTAATCTCTATCATCACTATATACAAAAGAACAACAAAAGAAAAACAAACTACTTAAAATAATCTTTCCATTCTTCCATTTCTTCACGCCATTCCCTTTTTTCCTGGCTCCTATTATACTTTCTTTTTTGTGTTTCCACCTGCTCTTCAGGTGCAATAGGATGTCTTATATTTTTTTTCTTACCTGATTTAATCTCTTTGAATTTCTGTCTACGTTTCTTCATGATTGTGGAGCCGAAGGTGAGATTCAAACTCACGACCTGATGATTACAAATCAACTGCTCTATCACTGAGCTACCCCGGCTCATGTATCTCCTTAAATATTTTTCTAGTTTCTGTTAATAATTCTATATAATCATTTCGATTACGAACCCATGCTTTAGATTCATAACTAATATCATCTTTTTTAGAAACCATCAACACTACAATTCTATTTATAATGTTTCCTGTCATTTCTTCCCACATTAAACTATAACCAGTAGCTTGACAAAAATAATCTTCAATCCAATCAGTTTTTTTCATTCTTCTTGCAGTCTTAAAATCAATTATAGAAGGAATTCCTTGAAATTCACCTATACAATCAACCCTTCCTGCCATTTTATACTGATCAGAATAAAGAGCAAGTTCTAAACCATCTATATTATCAATTTGATCCAAATATGGTTGTAAGTCATAAAACATAGAAACAACATCTGGATTGATAGGAGGCCTTTTAAAGAGAAAAAAACTATTATCCCGTATTTCATTATTCAAATACATTTCAGCTACATCATGCAATGCACTACCACGCTGGCCAGCAACATAAGTAATGGAATTAGCCTTCTCTAATCCTTCTTTCTTACGCCATCTTTCTAAACCTTCTTTCTTTCCAGGAAACTCTGATAAAACTGTTGTAATTGAAGGATAATAAACGCCATCCTTTCCGTAATAGCGTTTATTATCCTTTTCAATAACATCTAAAGGAAAAAAATTATATTTTACATCCTTATGATTAAATACTTTCATCTAATCTTTACGCTTACCACCTGCCTTTTCTGTTCCAGGCAAATCGCCTTCTTGACCTAATAACAATGATTTTAAAGATTCTTTACGACGACTTTCACGGCGTTCTAAACCTTCTGCATAAGTATCATTATCATCATACAAAAATTGCATTTCTTGATGCTCAAAAAACTCATACAATCTAGCCGGTTGCGTACAAAAACCCATCCATGTCATAACATCAATTCCAAATCCAAGTTGAATAGTCGAAATACGAGATGCCAGACCTAAAAGATTTCCTGATTTACCACTAAAAACACCACCACCAGAATTACCAAATACTGATGGAGCATTATACATCATATAATCCTTTTCCTCAATATCTTCTTTTAGGTATGTTAACGTTCCCGGGTTAGCAAAAGGATCATGTAACAAACTACATCCACTTGTCCATACCGGATCAAATAATCGCAAATTTGTAATATCATCCTTCGAAATAACTTGAGACACATATTCCATAGGCTTTGTATTGTGCAATTTGACAGCCGCCAAATCATGCCCTTTATCATAAGCAATAACATCTGCCCTAGTTGAATTAGCAGAAAGGAGTTCCGAACCTTCATATTCAAATACCTCCACAACTACTTCTTTCATTATATCTTTCTTTACTTCACGTTTAAGCAAAGAATCCCACTCATTTTTCACTGTAATTGCGTCTGCAATAACGTGTTCGCAAGTTAAAGCGATATTAATAAATTTCCCTTCATTCTCAGGATCAGGTTCACTATAAATAACTACACCTGAACCTCCAGCTTTCTCACACCTAACACGAACCACAGGATATAAAATTTGTTCATGCAATTGCTCCTGCGTCAATAAACTCTGTGTTCCATTATTACTCATACTATAGCTCCTTTAATTCTTTAATAATTTGTTTAAGACGATCTACCTCATCTTGCAATTCACTCTTTACAAAATAGAATACACGATTAAATACCCACCCACGCAAAAATTTATTTTGAGAAGTCCTATCAGCATACTTTGATCCATTAAAACATAAATTAGCATAGAACATAGTACGTTCCAATAAAACATCTTCCCTAGAAACATTATTAGCGGCACGAATAGTATTAGGTCCAATTAAACCATCAACTGTTATTTCTGCATTTCTATTATTTGCGGCCTGTTGTAAAATTTTTACCGCATTTCGCTGGCCATGATTAACAACCATATCAAAATATACTTCTCTAAGATCCTCATTAAGCTGTTCGGCCCTAGAAGGATCCCAAAAATCTTGTTTATAACAACCCTTCGCATCTTCAACACTCATATCCTTAATTTCATCTTTAGAAGCTTTTCGTCCTAGATACTGTGAATAAGATGCCTGAGTTACACCAAAATTAGTAGCTCCCCCTTTGTCGTCAGGATCGTCTACATACCCGCCTTCGTGTTTTAATACTACTTCTATTATTTCGTCGAATGTCGTTTTTCCCATTATTATTATCACCTTTTATAGATTCATCCACAGGTTCAATGGCCTTAATTTTATAAGGCCATGTATGTATTAATTTATAAACTGCCTCACTAATTCGCATTATTATTTATTAACCGCCCAACAACTGTAAAACAGAAGCAGAAAGTTGTTGTGCTTGAGCCATTAATGCAATAGCTGTTTGTTGTTCAATTCTATAACTAGTCAATTTAGCCATCTCTGATGCTTCATCAAAATCATTAATAGTGGCAATAGATTCTTCATTAATACCAATCATACGTTCCATATGAGAAATAGTAAAATCGAATCTTTCAATTTTAGCCAACTGATTAGATCTCTCACCCTCTAATGATGCAAGAGCAGTTTCCAATCTTGTTACTGCATCTTCAGCATCAGCAACAGTATCCAATTTAGCTACAGCTACTGCCTGATTATTATCATCAGTATAAGCACCAAGCTTTAATCCTTCTAATGTAAGATCACCTAATTCAACACTAACTGTCTGATCAGTATTAACACCATCAATAACAAAACTTTTAGTTCCAAAAGAACCATCAATCAATTCTGTTCCATCATATTCTGTATTCTGTGCAACATAATCAATTTCAGCAGACAATTCATTATACTCATCCATCAAAGCTAAACGTTGGGATGCTGTTAATTGATCGTCTTGTGCCTCAGTAGCAACCTCTTTCATTTTAAGAACAACAGCAGTAATAGAATCTGTTCCTACAAGAGCAGACTCCAACAAATCTTGATTCTGTTTAACTACTTTATGTGCTGTCTGTAACGTATGAATAGTATTATTAATTCTACCCATTTTAATTTTATCAGCCGATCCAATATCAGCCGTTCCAGATGCCAGCCTTGACATCGTTTCTTCAACCATTTTTGTGGCTTCTTGATAACGTCCTAAAGTTTTTTGTGTAATTCCTGATAACATACAATTCTCCGCTTTCATAATTTAAAAAATTATGTATTATGCTTTAACGTCTAAAGTGGCTCCAATCTTTGACACATCTTGTGAAATATTGGAAGCAACACTAACATCGTGTTTTTCTCTTTCATGAGTAGCCAACTCAGTTCTAACATGAGCCCTAGATGCCATATTAGACATGAGAACTTGTTGTTCTTTTGACCTATCAAACGTTCTAGCTATCTCTGGCGATGAAGAATGAATCTTCATGATATCCTCCTAATTAATTAAGTCATGTATTTTAGTTACCCTGTATAAATGTAATGTATTAATATTTCTAAAATTTTCTGGCAAACAATATTCTATTTTTGTATAAGGATCAACATAATGACCATGTTTACAATCTTTGTGTGGATCAGCAGGTATAATTATTTCTGAACCATCAACAGATGTTAAAACATCATCAACCCGAACTTCATATGCCTTCCATTTAAGTTTTCCTGTACCTCTCTCCCCATCATCTTTTGTTATTCCCCAAGTCCATCCATATTCAAATCCTTCAGAACATCCAATTGTACATATTATAACATATATAGCCCCAATTGTCAAGGCTATTTTCAAAGGTATCATTCTGTGATATTATGACCATAGGTAGAATTACCTAATATATCGCCTCCCACTGGTTTCACATTTTCATGTATTTGTCTTAATCTATTTTGAAAACCTGCATCTGGTTTTCTAATTCCTAATGTTACAGGATCGCCTATAGCAGGCGATCCCATCACTAGAACAATATCTCCAGAAGAACCACAATCAGGACAAGGATTATACCTAGGAACATTTCTAGCATCTATACTTTGTTGTTCCTCCCAACTATGATTACATTCTTTACATTTATAATCGTAATATGGCATTAGTCTTCCACCAAAAGTTGTCTTCCTGTTGAAATCGAAATTTCTTTTGGTTTCTTTTCCTCAGGAATTAACTTTTCCAATGATATACTTAGTATACCATCAGTCAAATCAGCACTATTAACTATAATACTATCAGCAACAGTCCATGTCCTATCGAACTGACGTTCAGCAATACCTCTATGTAAAAAAGAAACATCATCAGAACTTCCTGACTGATCTCCCTTAACAGTTAGCGTATTACGTTCTGGTTCATGTGATACTGTAATTTGCTCCGAACTAAACCCAGCTACGGCCAATTCAATAGTATAATTATAATCATCATGTTTAATAAGATTATAGGGCGGATAACTCTGTGGTCGAGTTTCAGTGATTTTATCCATTGTATCCCATAGTGTTTCAAAACCTACGAAAAATGGAAAATTATTTTGTCGAAATTGTTGTATTGTAGTTGTCATCGTTCTATCTCCTTAAATAAGCAAGATTAATTTTTATATGTGCGATCTTTCGACTCGCACTATTATTTATACTTGTGAATTACTTAAACTTTCAAAATGTTTGCAAATTACCTTACTTGTTACTTTCTTAATTAAATTCATCTTACTGATAGGATATAACAACATATCTCTACCATCAGCAGTACGAAACTCTCTAACTTCCCTATCAAGGGCTTGATATATATTAACTGTTTCATTTACACCATATTTGTTACTATAAGGTATCTCAACAAATATCAATATATCCACATTAGTACATTTTTCATACTGACTGGTATTAATAGCCATACAATTTTGGGTAATGACAGGAATCTGTGTTTTTACTTCACACGTTCTTCCATCAATTAACATATCCTTTAAAGGATCCCAATAATCTTCTGACAATTCTACTATATATCCCATACGTTCATAAATCGCCTTTACTAGTTTCTCTCCTTCAAAACCCAACTGTAACATTTTCTTTTCATTTCTCAATCTCTGGTCAAACATTACTTAAACACTCCCACTATAATATGATTCTTATTCAATCTACCATTATTAGTATTCTCTTTACGTTTTAAATCTCTCCATGTTTTATTCATTGCTCTTTTTCCTAAACCAGATAATCCGGGAATAAATTTTCTTTGAATTTTCTTATTGGTGGAAGTCTTTTCCTTAAAATTCTTAATAGAACTTCCTTCTAATTTCAGTCCATCATGATCGGCAGTCCTATATACAATTAATAAATTATACTTTTCATGAATGATCCAAGCCTCTTTAGCACCATTAATCTTTGTTGGATCCTGACTGACTAATTGCAATTCATCACAAGATTCCATATAATTAACCTTAGCTAGACGCTTCTTCTTACCAGGTTTAGCAATCTTTTTAAGAGTCCTAGTATTAGTGAGATAATTCCCACAACCATCCAATATAGAGTCAAGATACTTAATATAACTGTTTCGATTACGCTTTCCAAGATAGGCATATGCTTCCTTCAACTGTTCATCAGAATCAATCTGCTCCAATTCATCCCTCATTTCAGTAAAATGTTTTACCAATTTACGAACTTCACCTGGCGGAACCTTTTCCTTTTCCAGATATTCATAAGTATCAAAAGTAACATCTTTAAGTTTATATCCTCCATTAATAAACTGATCTATAGAATGTTCAATATCTCCACCATACGTTTTCTTGACAGGTACTTTAATAACTTCAGGTAACTTAGGAGTTATATCCCAAATAGCCTTCTTTATGCGATTATGCAATTCGTCTTCATTCTCATAACACTGTATATCAACACCATCCAAAACAAGTTTTGCAGCCCAAGCATATTCTCTAGGTATCATATCATCTGCAACACTATGAGTCAAATATCCTAAAACTTGTTTTTCGTCTGTAGACTCAAAATACTGTTTTAAATATTTTCGGGCTTCAATAGAAGTTCCATCAAATTTCTGAATTGCCCGCATTAATTGCCCGTGATCTTCAATAATTTCCATATAACATCCCATTCTATCATCATTACTAATACCAATATAAAGAATATAGCTGATCCAATAAGATCAGCTATAATTTTATCATCTAGTGGTTGTTTCATATAACCGACCAAGTCCATTTCCTTCTAGTTTTGCTTCTCTATTTTTCTTCTCCATGATATCCTTATGTTTTTTACACCAAGGTTTAAACAATGGTCTATTTTTATTAAATCTGCTCTTACCGTAATTATCGTGCATTACATTATTATCACATCCATGATATCCACAAACATCAATAATAACCATAGGCAACTCTAACATAACATTTTCATTATACCACTGCATCTTAATAATAGCATCTATAATATCCGTATCAATTTCATCAATTGGAAGAAGATTAGTAGCTCTACAATTCACAAGTAATCGCATCCTATTCACAAGCATCTTAGCTTTCAGTATTTCCTCTTCCCTATTATGAAGATTCGTGGAGCTAACATTAGTTATCAGAGGATCCATAAGCCTTCTCTTGAAATTCCGCATAACTGGCCCGTCACGACATAAACCATACATATAGGTATCTATCCTAGTATCTATACCAGGAACAACACCAGAAAATAAATCCCAAAAAAGAGGACTATAATCTGTTTCCTTATCTATTCGATCTACTTTATTATTAACATGTGTACAAACCATATGCTTCTTGTCTCGAAGCGCCATATTGAAGTCTCCTATTCATTAGTATAACATATTATAACATATCCAAATGGCAGCTGTCAAGGCTAATTATGATATATTATTCTGAATAAAATTCAGAATTTTATATTTCCGAAAAATACCTTCAACTATAGAAACTATGCTATTATATTCAAGTACCTCGTTCTTATCATAAAAATGTTTCTCTGCCTGACCCGACGGTTGTTTCCATTTCATAATTGCTCTGACCATATCATTAACTAATATATTAGTTTTCTTATATGTAAGCCTATCGTTCATTTCAAATCCCCCCTCCCTACTCGTTCAGTAGGTGATTCACTTTGTTTGAATTCCGGAAATTGTTTTTCTAATTCTTCCAATCTCTTTAACTTCATATCAAAATCATAATCAGAAATCTCAGGATCATTATCCTCATAATACTTCTTCTCATGATATTCCAATTCATCAACTAGACTATTTATTTCAGCAAACGCTTGTGCGGCTGTTATACTATTATTATCGACAGCTTTCTTAGAAACTTTAACTTTTTTTACAGGTTTTGTAAAATTATTTTTCTCATTATCCTTCTTTACCTCTTCTAAAGAAGGAGGATCAATTATATTCCATCTCTTTCTAGCAAAATCTTCATCAAAATACTCCAATGCACTTTGACATAAAGTATTATTAGTAGTACGAAATTTCTCTGGAAGTTCTTGAAACATATAATCATGCCGAAGAACATCGGAAAGATTGGCGTACCAATCTCTCCAAAGATCCACATAATACATTGAACGAGCATAAGACGTATCAATACCAGAAATTAAAGGTTCATTCTCTAAAGTAGCCTTTTGACCTCGTTTATAAATTTCTTCAAGCTCCACTTGCTACCTCCAATATTGAAGTGGTAACAGTACATTTTGTCAATCTATCTTTACGAAAAGATCTCCAATCTTTCTTCTCTAAATCCCATACTGTAATACTTTCTTTAGTTGAATTATTATAATCATCTGCTAACACTTCCATCTCCTCTGTAAATGGATTCAATGTGCAAGTCATCTTTCTTTGACTTCCATCTGCCTTTATAAATTCTATATTACAAATACTATTTTCCAACAATCTAACCAATTCTGCATACGTAGCACTCAAAATATCTACCTCCTTATTCATCATAAGTATAAATTACCTCAGCACAACTCGGACATTCCATTACAATTTCTTCTACTTGCTCCAAATACGACACATCAAAACCAATATGAAAACCACAATCATCACACTTATGAATTTCCATCATTGTTCCTGTAACTTCTTCATATCCTTCACGTTCAGGAACCGCCTCCACATCACATACATATGACATTAATAATTCTCCTTTGAAATATAATCAATAAATTTAGTTAAAAATACACGACTCTGTAATTTGGCTTTACTATGTTTCTTAAATGCTGTGGTCAATCGTCTTTTTGATTCTCCTTTCAAATCATCATCTAAACCACCTGTTTCCAATTCTAAATCAGACCCACCTGATAGAACAAAGAATATATCATATCCAGCATGTTCCTCATTAACTAAGTATTTAGACTTTCTAAAATCCTTCATCATTTCATCATATTTTTCAACATGCCCATGGTCACGCCTTGAAAAGAAATGAGTTGAAACAGCATTTCTAACATTATATTTACCATTCGCAACGAAAAATCCAACAACATTAACTCTTGGTATATTTCCTAATGATCTAATTAAAGAATTAGTCATATTATTATGCTCCGTGCTATACCAGCTAGTTCTATAAACACCTTGACGATCAGAACTAGGAGAAATATATTCAGTGGTATTAGAATATGGATCTTTCAACCTCACATTGACATTAGAATGACAAAAATTTGCAATCTTAGCATCAACATATAGTTTTTCTCTATAATATTCCTTTGTCTCATCCGAATCATCATACTGTACATACCCAGAATATCCAATATCAGAAGCATTATGAGCAATTTCATCATCCTCAGTAATTTTGAGAATAGAAGTTGCTGAATCACCATCTGTCAAAAGAATCACATTGATAATGGTACTTCTATTATCCTTTCGATACCTCTCCAAATAATCTTTCATTATAATCAATGAATCATTAAGAGGTGTACCACACAAAGACCAGTCAGTAGGCACTAAATGTCTTGCATATCCATAATTCAATTCTATACCATAAGCACTCTCTAATCCTCCATAACTAAATCCATTAGACATAGCATAAAAATATGTCATTGATCTTTCCAATTCTTTGGTAGTCATTCGGGAAGAAAACATATTACGCATAACAAAATAGTCCACGTATAAATCATCTACCTCATAATCTTTCTGCTGTAATGGCTTTATAACATCACGATACGCCCCTGGATTATCACTAAAACAATAAACTTCAA